AGGTCTGCGCCCCGATGCAGCAATTTTAGGAAGGTCTTTACGAGCGATGAGCAAAGATTATTGGATAGTTAAAAGCCATGTACAGAAATTCACAACCGACCTAGCCGATGGTGGAATAGCAGTAAATGGAATATTCCCTAGTGGCAAAGTTCTTACTGATGGCAAGCAAGTTAAGCGCGGGTTAAGTTTCCGCGCACAAACTTACAAACCGACAGACGGAATGAAAGAAGAAGCCCGCAAAGGTTTGGCTTGGCGTAAAGAGTTTGGTCGCGGTGGAACTGCAATTGGAGTAGCCCGAGCAAGAGACATCATCAACGATTCCAACTTCCCACTAGAAACAGTCAAGCGCGTGTACTCGTTCTTCTCGCGTCACGAAGTTGATAAACAGGCTGAAGGGTTTAGTCCTGGCGAAGAAGGCTTCCCTTCTGCTGGTCGTGTTGCTTGGGCATTGTGGGGTGGTGACGCAGGATTTTCTTGGTCAAGAAAGATTGTGGGCAGTGCTAAGGTTGAAAAGAATATGAGCATCCGAGCCTTGCCCGACAACTATCGCCCTGCATCATCTGAGGATGTTCCGGCTGGACAGAACTGTGCGAACTGTTCTTACTATGGCAATGGCTTCTGTGACTATTGGGATGAGCCAGTAGCAGAGACTTATTTCTGTGACGCTTGGGAAGGCGAAATGGATAGCGAAGAAACGATGTCGCTTCCTGAGTTGATTGCTGGAATGAAAGTCTTGCTTGATGCCATGCACGAAGTCTTAGAGCAGATGAGTCCTGAATCAGAAGAACCTGCAATGCCTGCCGAACCTGAAGAGGATGGTTGGAATCCTGAAATGAGAGAAGACCCAAAGGGCTTAAAGACTGGTGACTTTGTTTCTTGGCAAGCATCAGGTGGTAGTGCGTTTGGCAAGATTGAGCAAATCATTCGTGACGGAAAGATAAATGTCCCCGACAGTACTTTCACTATCACTGGAACTCCCGATGACCCAGCAGCACTTATTCGGGTGTATCGCAAGGACCAATCCGAGTCCACTCCGACAGATGTGAGAGTTGGACACAAGTTCTCCACGCTAACCAAGATTGACTCACCAAACGAATAACATGACATCAAGCAATTTTGGTGATTACAATATGGCTATGTCTACAAAGGTGGCGCGATGGAATTAGAAGCAAACGAGGTTGAGACTTTTGGATGGGTGTCAATCCCAACTGACGAGAAGCGCACTATCGCTTACTCTAACCTTGAATGCAGGACTAATGGAAACGGCACGACACTAACTGGTTACGCTGCTGTTTTTGATTCCCCTTCCGAGCCGATGCCTTTTACCGAGTTCGTGCGCCGAGGCGCGTTTGCAAAAACTCTTAACGATGGTGCTGATGTTCGTTTGCTTGTGGACCACGAAGGAATCCCTCTTGCCCGTTCCAAGTCGGGAACTTTGTTCATGAAAGAAGATGAGCGCGGTTTGCTTATTGAGGCTGACCTTGACCCAAAGAATCCAGTCGCTGCTTCCGTGATTTCCGCGATGAAGCGCGGTGACTTGTCACAAATGTCTTTTGCTTTCCGCACAATCCAAGACTCCTGGAATACGGAGCGCACTGTTCGCGAGTTACGCGAAGTGCAGTTGTACGATGTTTCTGTAGTTACCTTCCCTGCCTATGAGGCAACCGTTGCGGAAGTGCGAAAAAAGAACTACAGTGCAGATGTTGAGCAAATTGGGCGAACCAAATTACGGTTAGCGGAAGTCAAACTGGCTCAACTGAAATACCGCTAGCCGAAGTTACAGCCGACCCTAGAACGGGTCACTGTCTACTCCACTCGGAAACATAAACAATCAACAAACCATTGGAGTAATACCTCATGTCATACGCAAAAAAACTACAAGAAAAGCGTTCCGCATTGGTTGAAAAAGCAGAAGCAATCGTTGCTCTTGCTACAACCGAAGAACGCGACCTCACCACTCAGGAAGATGCTGATGTTGCATCCGCACTTGCTGAAGCAACCCAGTTGGATGATTCAATCCAGCATCACGAACAACTAGAGGCTCGTTCCGCAGAAGCGGCTCAACTTCGTGAAGTTCGTGGCATCACCGAGAAGTCGGTAACTGTTGTTAAGAGCGAACCACGCACTTACAGCCCACAAGCACCAACATCATTCATCAAAGATGCTTACTCAGCGCAGTTCAATAATGACTTCGCAGCACAAGGTCGTCTTGCACGACATATGCAAGAAGAGCAGATTGAGCGTCGTGATGTCACTTCAGCAGCATTCGCTGGCTTGATGGTTCCACAGTTCTTGACTGACCTAGCTGCACCTTTTGCCCGTGCAGGTCGCGTAACAGCAGACCTTGCCCGCAAGCATGAGTTGCCAGCATCAGGCTTAACCATCTCAATCAGCAAAGTAACCACAGGTACGGCAGTCGCTGCTCAGACCGAAGGCGCTGCTGTTCAGAACACCGACATGGATGACACCAAACTTGATTTGACTGTAAAGACATATGCAGGTATGCAAAATGTCTCCCGTCAGGCAATCGAGCGTGGAACAAACATTGACTCGTTGGTTATGTCAGACCTCGTGTCCTCGTACCACACGGTATTGAACACGGCAGTTGTTGCAGAACTTCTTGCATCAGCAGGTCAGACTGTCACTTACACTGACGCATCACCAACGGTTGCAGAGTTGTATCCGAAACTTGTTGATGCAATTCAAAAGGTTCAGACCAATTTCTTTGCTGGTCCGAACGTAATCATCATGCACCCACGCCGACTCGGAATGATTTTGGCAGCAGTTGATGGTCAGTCACGACCATTGGCAGTTCCAACTCCATCAAGTTCAGGTCAGCCTGCATACGCATATGGTTCGGGCGCTGTTCAGTACGGCAACTCTGGTTACAGCATCCTCGGATTGCCTGTTTACACAGACGCAACCGTCAGCGTTGTTCAGGGAAGTGGCACAGACCAAGACACCATCTACATCGGTAACTCGCAAGAGTTGCACCTGTGGGAACAGGGTTCGGGCGAGCCAATGATGCTCCGCTTTGAACAGCCGAAGGCAAGTGAACTTGAAGTCCAAATGATTGTGTACGGATATGCAGCATTCACTGCAAACCGTTACGCAAACGCATGGGCTCAAATCAACGGAACTGGATTAATCACACCTTCCTTCTAAGGTTGGTCTTAATGCAGTAAGGTCATGGGGGTTGGTTGCAGTCCGCTATGCAATCAACCCCCACCTTTATTTAGAAGGAAGAGTTATGACAAGTCCATACATTGAGGCACTTTTGACAGAACGCGCCGGTTACATCGCGCGAGGAAAGAAAGACCGAGTGAAGGCAGTTGATGAAGCACTGCGCGAAATCGGCTATGACAGTAAGTACATCGTTGAAGAAAAAGAAGTTGCATAGGTTGAAGTTAAGACCGAGAAAGCGGTTTCCCCTACTGCGAAGCGCAAACGGATAACAGGAAATGGCGATAACTAACGGCTACTGCACACTTGCAGAGGTAAAATCAGCAGCGCGAATTTCTGATTCCACTGACGACACCCTTTTAGAGAACTGCATTGAAGCAGCGTCACGCCGTATTGACGGCTATGTAGGCAGGTTCTTTTATCAGACGACTGCCACAATCAAGTTTTATTTGACTGACACTTCCATTGTTACCCCAAACTCATATAACAGTTATGTTCTAAATGTCAGCGACCTTGTATCTATAACCACCCTAAAGACTGATGACTTGGGTGACGCTTCCTTTAGTACAACTTGGTCTGCTAGCGATTACCGCTTAGAGCCTTTGAACGCAGTTGCGTTTTCGCGCCCATTCCGAAAAGTAGTTGCAACGAACACAGGAAAATCTTTTCCAGTAATCACAGCACCGCCGATGCCAGGCATACAGATTGCTGGAGTATGGGGATGGCCTGCAATCCCTGATGACATTCGCGAAGCCTGCATCTTGATGTCACTTAGATTGTTCTCGCGATATAACTCTCCGCTTGGCGTACTCGGTTTTGGTGAAATGGGAACTGTGTCGGTTCGGGCAGTGGACCCCGATATTCGGGACATATTGAACTCTTACCGCCTAATAGGGCTCGCCTAGATGCCCGCTACGGCTTCGCAAGTCCTGTCGGGTATCAAGACCCGCCTTCAAACCGTGAGTGGTCTAAGGGCGTTTGATTATCAGCCTGATGCCTTAAATCCGCCTGTTGCGTGGTCGCAACTTAACTCGGTCACATATCACGGGGCATTCGGTTCTGGCGATGTCCAATATGACCTAACAGTTTTCGTTGTTGTGGGTCGCGTGTCTGACCGAGTCGCGCAATCAAACCTTGACGCTTACTTGTCTTATGACGGTGCATCCTCGGTCAGAAACGCTATTGAAGGTGACACAACTTTGGGCGGTGTGGCTCAAACGCTTGTGGTGAATAGGTCATCCAGTATTAGAAGTTTGTCGGTTGGAGATGCCGAATATTTAACTATTGAAATATCGCTCACGGTGCATGGTTAGTAGTATCATGTCGTCTATGGCTCAATACAAAGTTATTTCAGGAATGCTTGAAGGCAAGAAAGTTGGAGACATTGTTTCCGATGCGGAACTTGAAGGCTTGAATATTCAGGCTCTTATTGACGGTGAGCACATCAGCACACAATCAAGTAAATCCTTAAAAACTTCGGATGACACAAAGGAATAATCATGGCTGTTCTCGTAATGACTAACCCAAGCATCACTATCGCTGCTACAGATGTAAGTGCGCTCACAACTAGCGTCACGCTTAACTATGAAATTGACTCACTAGAAGTCACCGCCTTTGGCGACACGGGTCACAAGTTCACAGGCGGATTGCAGAATGTTTCTGTGGATGTTGAGATGAACCAAGACTATGCAGCTACAAAAACCGAAGCAACCATTTATCCGCTTGTTGGAACAACCACAACCATCGTGCTTATTCCTGTAAATACAACGGTTTCGGCAACGAACCCTCGCTACACAATCTCTAACACATACTTGGCAGCATCAAATCCTGTTGCTGGCGCTGTAGGAGAACTAGCAAAAATGAGTTTAACATTCACTGGCGGAACCGTAGTAAAGACAACAACCTAGTTAGGAAAATGAAATGGCTGTATTAGCACTTACCAACGCATATGTATCCGTAAACTCGGTCGTATTGTCGGACCACGCAACAAGCGTGACCGTTAACTACGAAGTTGATTCGGTAGAAGTAACCGCATTCGGAGACAGTGGACATAAGTTCACTGGTGGATTGCAAAACAACTCAATCGATGTTGAGTTCAACCAAGACTTCGCTACATCAAATGTGGAAGCAACCATCTATCCGTTGGTCGGCACAACCACCACAGTTATTATCAAGCCAAACGGTGCTACTACTGGCGCAACTAACCCTTCGTACACAATCACTGGCGCGTATCTAGCTGCATCAAACCCAGTTGCAGGTGCTGTTGGTGAATTAGCAAAGATGAGCCTCACCTTTACGGGTGGAACGATTGCTAAGGCTGTATCGTAAAAAATAAATACCGACAAAAACTAGCGGAGCACAAAATGCAATTATCTATGAAGGTCACATTTGCCGATGCCAATGTAAAAACCGTTACAGCAAAGTTTGCTGATTTCGTTGCGTTTGAACGGACATGGAATCGGAGCGTTGCAAAGTTTGAGCAAGAACTTCGTCTAACTGACTTGGCATGGCTTGCATGGCATTCGGAAAAGCGCACACAAAACACTGCTATGGCATTTGACCCTGAGTGGATTGGCACTATTGAATCCGTTGAAATGGCTGAGGAGACAACAAGTGATAGCCCTTTGGAGAAGGGTCAGCAACCTGGCTGATTGCAAGTGTCGCTTGCGAAACAGGTATAAGCCCGTCTGATTTAGTTGCGGAAGACGAAACAATGTTAAGAACGATGGTGTCGTACTTGGCTTGGAGAAGCGCACAGGCAAACCGCAGAAGGTAGTATCGGCTTATGCAAACAGTAAGCATTGTCATTGAGGGCGTAGAACGCACAACTAAAGCCTTAAAGCAGTATGACGCTGTAATGTATAAAGAGTTCGTTGCCGAGGTAAAGACCGAAGTGGAAAAGGCTAAGGCTTTAGCACAGGGTTCATATGTGTCGGGTCGGGCTATTCGGGGTTGGAATACGAAGCCAACGATGGTTCCGGTTAAGGGCGCAAGAGGTTTCCCTAACTATGACTATTCCAAAGCGCGTAGTGGTGTAAAAGTAATCGTTGGTGGTAAGACTGGGAAATCACGCAAAACTTGGCGTATTGCAGCACTGCAAACAAAAGACCCAGGTGGAGTTATTTACGACATGGCTGGTTCTAAGACCAGCGGAACTGGTAGTGGCATTTCGTTTATTGCAAAGATGCGCTCCAACTATGGCGAGGCATCTCGCGTCATGTGGCCTTCTATGAATGCTTTTAAACCAGCAATCGTTTCGTCAATCGACAAAGGTATGCGTAAGGCAACTACTACTCTTGAAACCATGATGTTTAAAGATGGGCGCAGACGCTAATGGCTAGTGGCGCGATAAATGTACCTGTAGTCACAACCTTTGACTCAAAAGGAATTGACAAGGCTGTATCCACATTCAAGAAACTTGATGGTGGTGTAGCCAAAACTGCTTATGCGATGCGTACCGCCGATTCGGCTGTAACGAATGTAGTTAAATCACTCGGGAAGTTTGCACTAGTTGGCGCAGGTATCGCGGGTGCTGTTGGCGGGAAACTCGTCAAGTTTGGTTCGGACCTTGCCGAAAGCCAATCAAAAGTAAATGTGGTTTTTGGTCAGTCATCAAAAGTAATTAACGACTTCGCTAGTAAGTCTGCCGACTCGCTCGGTATGTCCACACAAAAAGCATTGGAAGCCACATCTACTTACGGCAATCTCTTTCAAGCCTTCGGTGTCGGTCAATCTTCAGCAGCGACAATGAGCACAAGCCTCGTTCAGTTGGCTGGCGACCTTGCATCATTCAACAACGCCAACCCCGAGGATGTATTGCTCGCTTTGCGTTCGGGACTGTCAGGTGAAGCGGAGCCACTAAAGAGATATGGCATTGCCATTAACGATGCAAGACTAAAACAAGAAGCCTTTAACATGGGCTTATATAACGGCAAGGGAAACCTTGACATCACTGCTAAATCTCAGGCTGCTTATGCGCTGATTATGAAAGACAGTTCGCTAGCGCAAGGAGACTATGCGCGTACTGCTAGCGGTGTTGCAAACACGACACGAAGCCTTAAAGCAAACTTTGAGGATGTCGCCGCTCAACTAGGCACATACCTAATCCCAGTGTTCCAAAAACTTTTAGGGTTTGTAAAAGATGAAATCATCCCGCGATTAAAAGGCTTCGCAGATGCACTAAACGAAAAGGGTCTTGGTGGTGCGCTTAAATATGCTGCTGGAGAGTTCACAACCTTCTTGGCTGATATGGGCGCAAAAGGCAACATTATTCTTGCTGCTGTCACTGCGATACTTGCGCTTAAGGCTGCTGTGGTTGCATATCAAATTAGTACGGCTCTTGCGACAACGATAACTAAAGCCTTTGGCATTGAAGTAAAAGTTGCGACCATCGGAAGTTTTGGTTTAATAGTCGCAGCTATCGTCGCCGTAATAGTCATCATCATCGCGCTTTACATGAAGTTTGAGTGGTTCCGCAAAGGCATCAACTTTATTATTAACGCAGTAATCGGCTATGTGGAGTTCATGGTGAATATGTGGATTAAAGCAATCAACATGATTTTGCATGGTATTAACGCGATGATTCGTGTAGCCAATTTCTTTGGTGCAGACCTCAACACTATTGGGATGATTGGCGAAGTTTCGTTTGGTCGTATTGGTGATGCTGCCGATAATGCTAAAGCCAAGATGCAAAAAGCCACTCAGGCGATTGCTGATGTAAACGCTAAATACGAGAACAGTGGCAAGGTCATAAAAAAAGTTACAGGTGAAGAAGAAAAGAAGGATGAGCAACTTAAGGGCGGTGGTGCAACTATTGAAACCGCTAAACAGAAACTTGATAAGTACATCACTTCTTTACAGGGTTTAACTGGCGCACAGAAAGCACTAAAAGACTCCAATTCTGGAATAATCAAATCCGACAAAGAGGTACTTCGCAGTAAAGAAGCACTTGCTAAAGCACAGGACACATTTAACAAATTGACTAAGGGCTATGGAGTTGGGTCGGCTGAATCGGTCAAGCAATCCGCAAAAGTCGCCCAGGCATCACGCGACCTCACTAAAGCAAACATGGGTATTAAGTCCTCGGTGGATGCAGTCCGCGAAGCAGAACTAGCACTAAAGACTTTGCGCGAAGGACCAACCGCAAAAGATACCGAGGACGCGGAGATTGGTTTAACAAAAAAGAAGTTCGCACTTGAACAAGCAAACTTTGATGTCGCTGACGCAGAAAAGAACTTGGCTGATATTCGGTTAGACCCTGAATCATCGGCGCAGGCTATTCGCGAAGCAGAAATCAAACTCGCCGAATCCAAGTTCGGTGTTCGTGATGCCACATTTGCGGTTGCTACGGCAGAGGCAGAACTAAAGAAACTTCGCAAAAACACGCCAACAGCACAACAAATTAAGCAGGCTGAGGATGATTTGACTAATGCCAAACTTGCTAACGAGGAAGCAATCCAAGCGCAGGCTGACGCGACCACAAACCTCACCACCGAACAAACCTTACTTGAAGAGATTACTTATGGTGTTAAAGAAGGCACGGATAAATACAAAGATGCTTTGGCTGATTTGCAACAGGCGCAAGAGGATTTCACTAATGCAACAGACCAACAGACCGAGGCGTATCAGAAACAGCGTGACGCTGTATATGAACTAAAGAAGGCTGAAGAGGAACTTGCTGCTTCACGCGGAACAGTCACCGCAGGTCAAGCAGCTACAGGTAATGCGATTGTTACTGGCAACACGGTTCTTGAGGTAGCAAAAAAACCAGGTATGCAATATGGCTCATTTATGGAAGCCGTAAATGCGTTACACCCAAATGCTAAGGCGTTAGATAGTAAAACTCCTGTGGTTGATTCTCGCAAGGCTTTCCCTGCTCTATATAAGCAATACAAAGACGCTGGTTTGGCGATGGCGCAGGGCGGAATTGTTACGCGACCAACACAAATTCTTGCGGGTGAGGCTGGACCAGAGGCGATAATCCCTCTAAGCAAGATGGGTGGAAACAACATTTACATCACCGTTAATGCTGGTATGGGTGCTGATGGTGTTGAACTTGGTAAACAAATCATTGACGCAATTAAAACTGCCGAACGCCGTAACGGCAAAGTGTTTGCATCTGCATAGTTATGGCTTTACTCACCGAAAAAGTTGAGGTCGTTTTTGATGAGACACCCGTGTATGACGGTATTGGTTTCACGCTTGATGACACGGAGAAGGGTGTATTAAACCAACCGTATTATTTGCTTGATGGTCGCCTTAACTTTGTGGATGTCACTAATGAAGTTGCGAGTGTTTCTATTAACCGAGGTAGGTCGCGTCAATTAGACCAATATCAAACTGGCAATGCCACAATCAGTTTTAATAATCTGACACGCAGTTTTGACCCACTTAATACGGCATCGCCTTACTATCCGTATGTGATTCCCCGTAGGTATGTTCGCATTAGCACTAACGGCATCTTTACTTTTGCTGGACTTGTAAACACTTGGAACATTGAATACAAACTGCCTGATGACAGTATTGCTATTGCTAATTGCACTGACGCTTTCTCGGTATTGTCAGGTCAGAACATAAACGCATTTACCCCAACACAGGAACTAACGGGTTCGCGGGTTTCCACAATCCTCAACTTGCCTGAAATTAGTTTCACTGGGACAGCAGTAAGCATTGACGATGGTGTTTCCACTGTCGGCGCATTTCCCGTGAGTGACCAAACAGATGCTTTAAGTTATTTGCGCCAAGTGGAAAAAAGCGAACAGGGTTACTTCTTTGCTACCAAGAACAACACACTTAAGTTCCGTGACCGTAATTCCGTGCTAGCCCAAACTGGCGGTGTCACCTTCTCTGATACTGGAACCCCAACATCCCAGTACATGACCTTGCAGGTTGAGACGGGTGACGAACTCATCTACAACCGTATTGTCGCCACATCCCCTGCAGGGGGCGCACAGACGGTCACAGACGCGACTTCCATCGCAAAGTACGACACAGTGACCCTTGAAGCATCAGACCTCTTAAACGCCACCACATCCGAAGTACTGGATATCGCCAATCTTTTGCTCCAGCAATACAAAGAGCCTGAAGTTCGGTTCACAGGTCTAAGCCAACAGTTAGTTGCGCTATCGGGAACAAACCAAAACCTGCTTCTAGGGCTAGACCTAACCGACTTGGCGACAGTGACAAGGTCGTTCACAACCGGAACTCCCGCGACAGTAACCAAATATGTTTTAGTGGAAGGCATCTCCCACTCGATTGTGCCTGGTTCGCACACCATGACTTTTAGGTTTGGCTCGCTATCACAAATTGGGCTCATTCTTAACTCGGGTTCTTTTGGTTTATTAGACAACGCCTCGCTCTAACAATCGGCTACAATCGGATTCACTATGGCAAGGCAAACATTCACCGCTGGTCAGGTACTTACTGCTGCTCAAATGACAACCCTGCAGGCTTCAATATGGTCTGACGATGTAAACACCCAAACGGGAACTTCATACACGCTTGTCCTTACCGATGCTGGCAAACAAGTAACGATGTCTAACGCCTCGGCATCAACGCTTACAGTCCCTTTAAACGCGTCTGTCGCTTACGCCATTGGAGTGAAAATCCAAGTAATTAACCTCGGCGCAGGAATTGTGACCATCACTCCTACTGGCGGTGTAACAATTTCTTCACTTGCGACCACTCTTGCTATGGCTCAATATCAAGTAGCCACACTCATTAAGGTATCCACCGATACTTGGATTGCTAACCTTGGCGGTTCAGGTGGCGCTGGCGACAACGACCAAACAATTCTCCCAGTCCAAGTTTTTAGTTAAGGAGTAATACATGGCAACATTTACAAAAAAGAAACTGTCGGGTTCTACTGATGGTTTGGCTATCAAGGTCACAGGTACATCAACTGCTGCGACGGTGACGGTTCATACCTCGTATACGACGGTTACTACTGCTGGTTTGTTTGATGAGATTTGGTTGTATGCGAACAATACTTCTTCTTCGGCTGTGAAGTTGACGTTGGAGTGGGGTACTGCTACGGCTGCTGATGG